CCCAATCATAAGCGACGCGGCTTTTGTACATGCTACTAGCCGTAGAGCAGCACTTGATCTCATCGATCGACGATTGTCCACCCCACACAAGGTGGTGGTTGACGCAAAGGCAAAGCTAACACCCGGACTGGTCGTACTCATTAATGAGTTTGCCAACCACGTCCTGCAAGAGCTTGGCCTGAAAGATGGGAATTTTGTGCCTGTCTCTGAAGAAGAGTACATCGAGACAAGGAAAACAAAACAACTTGAGAAATTCGTTCCTGTGCAAAACTACTACGACATCGACAATTACGATGATCGTGAGGGGCACATGAAGACAGAGATCTTCGGCAACGCTGAGAAAGCTGGTCGCGGCATTTGCACGCAACCACCTGAGACCCAAGCCAAAGGTGGCAGGTACTCACTCGGATACGCCAAAGGTCTGAAGGGCTGCAGCTGGGTAGGCTGCGGCAAGAATCCTGCCGAGATTACTGACCAAGTGGTCAGGGTTTGTGCATCTGAGACTGCCAAGACTGTCACATGCACTGACTTCTCGTCACAAGACGCCACCATCGATCATATGAAACGAGCTATTGAGCTCGCCTTTCTCCTCAGATTGTTTGCGGAAGAACATCATGCAGAAATCTTCAAATGGCATGCTAGCGACTATGCCGGCGACGTCATTTACGAGGGACAACATTTCAATATCGATGGTTCCAGAGGGAGTGGAAGTCCGTTCACCACCTATGGAAACACCCCACTGACAGCATTTTACGCTTTTGTCGCACTTAGTTGCGACGGACACGACTTTGACGAAGCCTACAAACGGCTCGGCTGCTACTCCGGCGACGATGGGATCACGATTGGTCTCAGCGAAAGCGGGTGCAAGAAAGCAGCAGAGATGTTAGGGTTCTTGGTCAAGACCGAACATGTGAACAGTAATGTTCCATACCTCGGCCGTATTTACCAGGACCCACTGGGCGGCAGCCCGGTGAGTATGAGCGACCCGAAAAGAACATTGATCAGATTGTCCACCACTCAGCAAGACATCGCGAATGTCACGCCTGAGGAAGTGCGCATCGGGAAAGCTATCTGTCTACAAGTCACAGACAAGAATAGCGATTTCTTCGGTCAATGGTCGGCGAAAATCTTGCGCGACACACCGCGCGGTGCCCACACCGCTATTGTCGCCAAGATGCTCAACAACCCCGACAAACACGCCTTTCATGCCATCAACGGCCTGAAGGAAGACGTATCGTTCACCACCGCCGATGGGTGGGGTGAAGAAGTATTTGAACAGCAGATGCCCGGTTTCGACTGGGCAGTCTTCAAAGATTGGCTAAATCAAGATGGCCCGTGCCCAACGCTGTGGAGCGAAGCACCGCCAAACGTCCAAAAACTGTCAGCCACAGGCCCCTTAGAGATCCATGCAGGAGGGATCGAAGAGGATGCCGAAATTACATCGTTCGACGTCTCCAAGAAGAAGAACAAACGCACGAAAGAGGAACAGAAAGACCTGATCCTACGGATAAAACGTGCGGACAAATACAAGGAGTACAAGGAAGCAGCTCACGTGCCGGACGGCGACGCCAAAGAAAACAAGGCGCGCTGGAAAATCCGACACGCGATCGAAAAAGAGGTCTGAACAGATGTGTGGGGTTTGCGTGATCCCCATAACAAAATCGCCCGTACCTTGTCTGCTGCTTGCAAGGTTCGAATTCTTGAAATATCAGAATTCACCCGCAACGATTAACAAATCAATCGAATCTTTCAAATGCC